GCGGTCTGCTGCTTGGGAGCCTGTACCTCACCCCACTTGCCGGGGCGCATCTTGGCGGCGATCCACTTGCGGGTGTCTATGCGCAACCGGGCGGCCTGTACGGCCTCCATGCTGCCCCCTGCGGCTGCCACTTCGTCGGCAATGTCCACCATCTCGTCGGCCAGCGTGTCGGCGCGGTCTTCGTGCGCACGAGCGTATTTCTGTTGGAAATCTGGCCGATCTCGCATCCAGCGGTAGATCGTCTGCATTTCCCGGCCATGCATCTTGCACCAGCTGTTGAGGCTGTTCCCCTGCGCTATCCATGCACAGATGCTGTCTGCTTGGTCATCGGTGTACTCGCTTGGCCTACCTAGCTTCTTGCTTCCCTCTTGGAGAGCCTTGAACTGCGCTAGCTGACGCTGCTTCAGGGCGGCGGCCTCGTTTTTCTCGATGGCGTCCTTCTTTGCCCTGTTCTCTGCCTTCTTCTTGCTCACTGCTTGCCTCGCTTCCCTTTTGCGGTCTTGGCCGCCTTCCGGAAGTCCTGCGCTGTTGGTGCGCCCTTGGCTCCCGGCTTCCTCATGCTCTCTCCGCTACCAGCGGCGATGCGGCGGCGCTTTTTCCAGATGTTTTCGTATAGACCGGGCATTTCAGCGCTTGCCGTAGTCCTGCTTGCTGCGGTGGCCGCAAACATAGCCGCCGTCCTTCATTCCGTACTCTGCGGCCTCTGCGGCCATCACTGAGCGGCTCGCACCGCCTCGCTTGAGCGCTCGCATCTCATTTCGGCCATGCTTCGAGCCGTGCTTCTTGCCCTTGTGCTTTTCCATCATGTTCCTAACTCCTTGATCCTGCTCAAGAATAAAAATATTTCGACAAGTGTGAAAAAAAGTTGTTGACCACAGTTGTTAAAGCTGTTGAGATACTCACCACTGGCCTCCCAGACGGGCCACTCAAACAAAGGTTCTGGTGCCGGATGAGCGCAAGCAGCCCGGCGGCTCCACAAGGGGAGTCCGGCCTAAAGCAGACCAGTATCTGCCCAATCTACCGGGAAGCCTTGGCTCAGTAGAGTGCCTTCGATGAGGGCACTGCACTGAGTCAACAACTGTCAACAACAACGGAGACTGTCATGAACTACGCAAACCACATTGGCTACAGCGACGTGAACCCCTTCGAGATCGTCCGTCGCGTGAGCGATAAGACGCTGGAGATTCGCTCGATGAGTGCTGAGCGTGACCCCTCGTGGAAGCCGGACTTCATACCCGGCGGATTTAGCGGCACGGTGGTCAACCAGTCATCGCAGCGCTGGATCATCTCTAGCGACGATCAAGCCGTCACCTTCCGTATCCGGATGGGCAAGCGCGGCTGGCGAGACTCTGGCGGCAACCGCTATGAGCTTTCGGATAAGCCGGTCAAGTTCTACGACTACAACTTCTGATCAACAGGAGAAAAATCATGATCAAATTGAGCGTCCCCAGACAGATGTACGAGACCCTTGAACTTGACTCGTCTAGAGTCCGCAACGCCTACAGCATGATCGACGAGGGCGGCTACACGTTCAGCGCCCCAGTAGAGGGGTGGAGAAGGGCCATCGACACCTATCGCCTTCTCAGTTGGGAAGCGCCAGAGGAACAGGTGGAATCGTGCGTTCGCAAGGTCGAGCAGTGGATCGCGTACCACGAGGCCGTCGAATAGGTCGAAACATCCCGCGCCTTCGAGCTTGAGTGCCAACAGGCCGGGATGTCTACCCGTCATGCGGGTACTGATGAGACCAACAACTTCAACAACTGAGGCAACAACTGTGAACATCATCGAATCTGTCGACCAGCTTGGTTCCCTTAACGCCCAAATCGCGGCGCTCTCGAAACAGGCTGATGCCATCAAGTCCCAGCTACGCAAGTCGGGTGCTGGCGAGTATCGCGGCTCCCTGTTTCGGGCTGTCGTATCGGAGCGCTCTGCGAGCCGTATCGACTCCGACAAGGTGCGCAACCTGCTGAGCGAGGAGCAACTGGCCGAAGTGATATCGGAAGTGCGCTCGACCAGCGTATCGCTGTACGACCTGTGAGGTGACCTATGGAAGTTTTCCTGTTCTACGCCGTACGCATGTGGCTTGTGGCCGTCATGCTCGTCGCCGCCTACTTCATTGCAACCTATTCGGAGGAATGATCATGGACAACAAAGCTGAACTCGAACGAATCACCGACCTGCTGCTGAGATCGCTGGGCAGTGATGTCCCGCCAAGCAGCGACTCGATCAAGGCTTTTCTGAAATACGCCTACCAACTTGGCCACTTCGATGGCCACATTGCTGGCGTCAAGTTTGCCACCAACAGCTAGGAGAGCGAAATGAAGTACTACCTTGGATCAATCGAAGAGACAGCCCCGCGTGGTGGGAGCGAATACGGCTTCGTTTTCAAGACTAGCAAGTGCCCGGAGCAGCACGGCGAGAAAATACGACGCAACTGGGTTCCGCCATGGGAATACTCATACGGGGTCGAAGCTGAATTCACTCTCGTTGGCGAAATATCGAAGGATGTTTTCAACTACCTTCGTTCGTACGGCATGTACGAAAACAACCGCCCAACCAGAGAGTCGAGGCCGATAAGCGACTTTGTCAACATCGAATAGATCGAAACGCCACGTCGGGAGACGTTGCGTCTGCCTGTCATTCAGGCACTGATGAGATCAACTACAACAACTGTGGAGACTGTTATGCTTAATTCACTTTCCAAGGCCCAGCTCGTCGAGCTGGTTCGTCGCGCCACTGGTTCAGCCGGTGACTACGCTCGCAAGTCCAAGCAGGACTACATAGAGCAGGTATCCCGCCTCCCTGACGAGAAGCTCTCTGAGGCGCTCTTGTCGATGGGGCTGATATCGGGTTCCCTCGCGCCGATCGTGGCCAATAGGCCTTCTGCGGAGCCTGAGCAAGCTGTCGACGTTAAGGTCGTGGCTAGCAAGTCCCTGAAGGACGTTTTCGGCATTCGCGGCAAGCATGGTCAGGCCATGGTCGATGTCTACGATGACCCGGCTGCACCTGCTCTCGACCCCATGTACAAGTTCAACCCGGAACAGCTGTTCACTGCTGTGACGGCGATCAATCGCGGTCGCAACGTGTGGCTTTCTGGCGCTGCTGGCACTGGCAAGACGGAGTTCGTCAAGAACTTGTGCGCTGGCCTTGGCCGTGCGTTCGTTCGAGTGTCGTTCGACTCTGGCGCTGAGCGCTATGAGTTCATAGGCGGCGAGCGAGTCAAGAACGGCAGCACGTACTACCAACGAGGCATCGTGCTTCGAGGCTTTACCCGCCCCGGTGCGATCATTCTGCTGGACGAAGTGTCGTTTGCTCGTCCTGAGTACTTGTCTGCACTACACGCACCGCTCGAACCCGAAGGTGTCGTTGCCGTGCCAGAGACCGGCGAAGTGATTCGCAAGGCTCCGGGCGTCGTGTTCTTCGCTGCGGACAACTCGAACGGTCGAGGCGACTACACCGGCATGTACGTCGGTGTGCGTGAGCAGAACGTCGCGTTCGTCAACCGCTTCGCTCGCACCATCGAGTTCAAGTACATGGACGAAGACGCTGAGGCTGAGGTGATCAGCAAGCGAGCCGGTGTCCATGTCGAGCTTGGTCGGTTGATCACTAGGCTGATGAACGTCATGCGTCAGTCGGGTGATTCGAGCCAGCTCGATCACGTTCCGACACTGCGTGAGGCGTTCTACCTTGCCGAGGCCTTGGTCGACGGCGTCGATCCTCGACTCGCGTTCGAGCAGACGATGGTCAACCGCGCTTCGCAAGAGTCGCGTGAAGTCCTGCAGCAAATATGGAAGGCGAACATGTCGAATGCCGCTATCGCTAGCGCGATCGATGGTGTCCCGCCTGTTGTCGCACCGGTCTTTGATCCGGCTGCTGTAACCCCGCCAGTTGAGGCGGCCTAAGTTATTCGGAGGCAATATGCACAAGATTAAATCTGCGGCAGTGAAAGCCGCTGCCCTGAGTCATGCTCGCAAGCAGCTTCGGGCGATCATTGGCAGCGATTCGGTCACCGTCAATTGCGGTAGCGTCGACTTCAAAGGCCAGATTGCATACGCGCAATGGTCGATGTCGGCAGACCGTTCGATGGTCGCGTCATTCCATATCAACTACCCGGCAATGCCGGACAACTCGTGGCTTACACGGCGTGACGCTGACCTGATCAGCGCCTACACCAACCATGAGGTAGGGCATGTCGCGTTCACCAACAACCTCGATGTTCGAGGCGTTGGCCATCTGCTGCGCATGGTGTGGAACGGCATCGAGGACGCTCGCATCGAGCATGCAGTTGCGTCATCTGGCCGAGCCAATGGCGCTCGATCTGGATTCAAGCAGCTGGTGTCATCGATGACGGCTAAACTGTCTGACAGCTTCAACCCGACGAACATCAACAGCGCACCGTTTGCGCTGGCGCTTATCTGCCGCGCTGCTTACGGCGACGGCAATGGGTACGCCAAAACGCTGCTCGACCGCATCCCTGAGCCGAAGCGCTCGATCTACAAGGCTGCGGCTGATGGTGTGGTCAAGCTTCCGCTCGATCGCTCTGGCACTGTTGGTGCGATGGCACTTGCTCGCGAGTTCATCGAGAGCTGGTCTCGCATCGAGCCTATCGATTCCGATAAGCCTGAACAACAGCCGACGAAACAGCCTGAACAGTCGCCTGACTTCGACGATGAGTCTGACGACCAAGACGGTGGCCAGTCTAGCGGCGAAGAAGGCCTCGAAGAGGGGGACGAGGACGAGCTGTCATCTACTGAGGAAGAGGCTGATGCTGGCGAGGTGTCCTCGAACGGCAGCCTAGACCAAGTCGACAGTCAGGACGAGCAGTCCGAGTCTGGCGAGGGCGGCGATGGTGCGTCGGACATGTTTGCCGACAACCAAGAAAAGTACAGCGAGGAGCTGTGCAAGTCGCCTGAGCCAAGCATCGACGAGGTGTTCGACCGAGTCCGGTCTCGTGTCCCTTACGGCATTACGCTGCCTGTCACCCCGAAGGTGACGGTCACTCGCATGTCGCAGTGGGCGTCGATCAAGCAGAAGCAAGCTGACGAGTCTGCGGTGCGTCGCGCATTCCGCAAGCTCTCGAAGGGTTCGCTTCCTGCGCTGAAAGCACGGCTGTACCAAGTACTGAAGTCGCCTGAGCGAGTCGGCTGGGACGGTGGCTCGATCGGCGGTCGATTCGATGCTCGTCGAGCGCCACGCATGATGGCTGGCAGCGAGGCTGTCTTCAAACGTCGCTGGTTAAGCGAGGGTGTTGAAACAGCTGTGACTGTTCTGGTCGACATGTCTGGCTCGATGAGCGGCGTTCGATCGAAGGACGCTGCTGACCTTGCTTGGACGATTGCTCAAGCTGCTGAGTCTGCCGGTGCTAAGGTCGAGGTCGCTGGGTTCCGTAACCCAACGCACTACGATTACACCATCCGCAACAGCGGGTACAACATGTTTGGCGAGTTCAACTCAGGTACTGGCTACGACGGCCAGCACGGCGTGTTGGTTGTCGCCAAGCAGTTCAACGAGCGCTGCGCTTCTGTGCCTCTCAACTTCGCCAAGATGCCGTCGTTGTCATCTGGCGGCACACCGGACTACACCTGCCTTCGGGCAGCTGTTGATCGGCTGTCGACTGTTGATGCCAACCGCCGCATCGTGATCGTTATCACGGACGGCATCGGTGAGCGCAGCAAGGTCAAGCTGATGACCTGCGTGAGCAAGAATCTGTTCGATGTCGAGATCGTTGCTTTCGGTATCGGCACCAGCGACGAGTCTCTCAGCGAGGCTTACAACATCGGTGCAGCCGTGCATACCAGCCATGATCTTGCAGCGGTCGCGCTGAAGAAGATCATCAAGCAGCTGAAGGCTAGCGACCACCGTCGGGTGGCGTGACAGAGGGGGAGCTTCGGCTCCCCTTTCTCTGGGCAAAGCGATGCCCGAGGCGGTGCGCAATATAGTTATGGTTGGAATGCACCTACCACAGATTCTAAACGCATTGAATAGGCAATGCGGAAACTATTTAACAATTTTCATCAGTGTCCACAGTACGGACGTTTGGGGTGGGGAGGCAACTCCCTGCCCCTTTTTTTAGTCCAGCTGTTTCGACACCTGTCGACGCGCCGTCCGGTAAGCGTCCCCGGCAATCTCCTTTGCCAAGTCAATCCTCTTCCCCCACCACCCGCTTGAGTCACCCGGCTGCACCCCCATCTGCTCAGCCCTCCATCCCCATTCCGGAATGAACTGCCCTGTGCCGTTACACACCGGACATTCCTTTTCCTTTTGGTCGGTCTGGTCAACAGCCTCGATGCTGTAGTTCAACAGCGTCTTGCCTGTTCCGTTACATGCTCTGCAGACTTCGAGCATCCATTCCATTAGCGCCTGTCGAGACGCTATCTGCGCGGCCTTCCAGCCGATACCCCAGTTGCGTCGACGGCATGCCTTCTTCAGCACACGAGCCAGCTCGTCAGCTGCCGGAGCTAGCTCCTCGTTGAACCCGGCGCTGATAACCATCTGCAAGCTAGACCCAAGCTTCGAGGCGTGAGCCAGAGCAGCCACTAGGTCTGCGTCGAAGTGCGTCTCGTCGCTCTTCAGGTTCTTACTGTTCAGCGCTGTGCCGATACGCTCATTGCTGGCCATTGAGAATCCCTCGCATCATCGGGATGAAGTCGTGCAGTCGTAACATGACAAGCGGTCGAAGGTCTCCGTCGACTCGCATGATTACGATCGGGATCTCGCCTTGCTGCGCACCGGTCTCGCACTGCTCGATGAACTCAATGACAGCAAGCTTCTTACGCCTTTTGACTTCGATGCGAAACGGCGGGATCGAAATGTCTTCGCCAGAGTCACGCGCCTGACCCAGCTTTCTCTTAACTGTCGTGCCCAGCGTTTCGGATAGGTGGTTCGCAATTTCTCTTTCCGTCTCAGCGCCGCGCTGTCTTTGTCTCTTGCCCATTTCTTTTGCCTCTCGTAGTTGTTGATTGCTTCGATCATCTCGTTGGCGATGAACAGCGCAAACTGTTTTTCGTCTGCCGCTCTCTTGATCATCTCAGCTATGTTCGGGTGTCGTTTCTTTTGCTTGCTGTGGTAGCCGCACTTCCTGCCAGCCTTCGACTCAACCCCACATATCGGGCATCGATTAGTCACGCTTGACCTCAAGCCAGTTGTTCTCGAACAGCCAGCCGATTGTCTTTCGGTGCGCTCTCTCCCACTCGTCAAGCTTCTCACTTCTGGTCATGCGATTGCCCTGATCGATTTCCATGTGGCACTTGTCGCACAGGAATGCGATGCGATAGTCAGCAGCCTTGTGTCCCATGCCTTTGCCGTCTCGCTGTTGATTGCTGTGAGCGGCAACAACTGTTCCGCAGTTGTGCTTGTCGCACATCATGCACTCTGTAGCGTGACGCGCCACATCGAGCAGTGCCCTGTTGCGGTACGTCATATCGAGACCGAGTCTTGTTCCTTACGCCAGTCGAGATACGGCGTCTTGATTCTGTTCTCGAAAACAACAGCCGCCTGTCCGCTGTCCAGCTCACTACGACTGCTAACGCCACAAGCCTTGAGCATCCTCTCGCGAGCAGCGTCATGGTTGTCAGCCTTCGCCCACTCAAGGAAGCTTGGGTCGTTGCACCACAGGTATGCCAACTGTGAGTTACGCATGGTCTGCCGCACAGGCTGCTCGTCATCGTCGATCTGCACTAGTACGCACATGAAACGCTGGCCTGATTTTTTGCCAGACTTAATCGTGAAGTCTTTGAACGGATGAGCATCGGCGTCATCGTTCAACAGCAGCGTAACAGTCCTGCCCCTCGTGCTGCTCTCTGCCCACTGCAGCAGCATTACTTCACCCTGAAATGCAATCTCTTGCGAATCCATAAAGCCTCCTCACTTATATCTCGTTGCCTTTTTGATGACCTGCTTCGGCGTTAGCTTTTCCTTCTTGAGCTTCTTGGGTTCTCTGTGGAACCAGCTCTTAGCCTCCTCTGAGCTAACACCTTCAGGCCAGTCAGCCCCTATCGTAACCTCTGGCGTCTCCAAGTAAACAATCTTTGCACTTGGGAACTGGTGTCGAACAGCATCAACAAACGAAGACAACTGTGGGTTGTTCTTCCTTGCCTCTGACAGCTGTTGCACCTGTTCCTTAGAATACTTCATCGCCAGTATCCCTCACGATGAGGCTTGGCATAGGACGCGATCGCATCGGCGGCTCCCACTTGTAAGCTGGTGAGTCGATGCTGTCACGAAAGCTTTGAGCGCCTTGGTTCAACCACAGTGCAGCTTTACCTTCCCACTCAAAGTGTCGCTGCTTACCCCACTGCAAGACGCAATCAGGAAGCTTCTTCGTTTCCTCTGTTTCTGCAGGGCTGAGCGATCGATCCATCAGCTTGCGCTCCTTAGATCGGTTACGCCATACGATGCAGACGTTGTCCACCAAGTCGGTGATGCTTCCGCTTCCCTTAACGTCGAACTTGTTCGGCATGCTGAACTCGTCTTCCTTCTTGCGTACGTGCGCAATGAGATGGACATGCATGCCAGTGTCCTGCGCTATCGAGCAGACGCTGTTCACAAAATCCTTTTGGCCGTTGTAGTCGTCGTCCCCTTTAACGACCTTCATCATAGAGTCGATGAAGAAGTGCTCGATGCCTAGCTTATTGCGAGCGTAGAGCATGACGCCTCGAAGGGTATCCGGGTCGACGATGCCTTGCTGGTCGTAGATCCACAGCAGGTCATCAGTCCAAAGATGGAAACGGCGAATGTACTCAACAGCAGGAAGGCCGCTGCTCGCAGACTGCTTGACCATTCGAGCCATGGTTGCGTCAGCCTTCATCTCGAATGACGCGATGCATACCTTCTTCGACTGAACCATCAGGTGCAGTGCAACCTGACTGGTAACTAGCGTCTTGCCGTGCCCGTTGATGCCAGCCCACAGC